TGACTGTAATGCCTCTAAGTGATCCTGCAATTTCTTAGATTTGAGATTGCCAAATTTCAAGTTAGTGATAAAGATAGCACTACCATTGAAGTTGAAAGTATTCAGGATACCTTCTTCACGCAACAATCGACTATCACTGTTCCAGCAAATTCTACGTGTCTTGCCTGAATCAAGTGCGGCCTTCAAAATGTTCAAACTCAAGTCATCAGTAAAAACTGAATCACAATCATCAAAAATCAAAACATTCTTAGTGTCAGAATATTTGTATAATTGTGAATACAAACCCAATGCTGTCATAGCACCTTTTACAATTTGAAAGCGAACTTTCTTACCTGCAAGTTTGTCAAACATACTTGCCTTTTCCATTTGTGTCTCAACACCATATGATTTACCGACACCGGGCGGGCCTGATACAATCATAGCACGGATATCACCATTGATACAAGCACGTGACATTTCATCAAGGACCTCAAAACGAGTAGCAATACGGTCCATTGCTTCTGTTTCTGTTTCTGTAGCTTGTTCAGCTTTTGCAAATTTTACTGTATTTTCTGTCACAGGTTCTCCATTTAAAAATTCAATTTCATTGATACTATCAACAAGGACCTTAACTTCAGCTATGTTGATTGCGAATTGACCGTCATTTTTAACAGTCACATAACCACCTTTGGCACCAGTTTGAAACCCTTTAACTAATGTAAACTCTGTATCGACTACAGATTGTTTACGATAAGAGCCAGAGAGAATGCGAATAGTAGACATTTGTTTCCTTTATTTCAGTGTCAATACAAGTATTGTATCACGTTATCCATTTATTGTCAAATTTTGTGCCTTATGCGGCCTTACGAAAATACCCATAGGGTAAGCTAAGTGTCCAAGCCAAGTACTCATCATCGCCATTAGTGTCCTCAGCTTCGTGGATCCAGCGCATTGCAGTAGCACGGTCCTTAGCACCAGCATCAACCAATGACTGAATCCGTTGTTCAAAAACAACAGTTGACTTTGCTTCGGCCTCTTTGCGGGCCTTATCTTCGGCTTCAATAGCTACACCGAGTCCTTCAAACTCAGCTTCAAACTGCTCCAAAGTCCAATGTGAGGTGTCAATACCGCGAGGGCGAATGCCGTAAGCGTCCTTGTACATATCCCAATATATAGATTGGGCTTGTTCCAATTTTGTCAACTCTTCCCAAGATTTGAATTCAGTAGTCATTTCCAAGTCCTTTTCTTTACTGTCTAAGATTCTATTATAGCAGAAAACCCATTTATTGTCAAATTTTTAGCCACGAATTTCAAACGCAAATTCAGTGCCGGATCTAGTAACATAAATCTTACGGCCGTAGACTGTAATATAGCCCCATTCACCGTCTAGGTAAATATTGTGCGGGTCTTTTTCAATCGTAACATTACGGAGTATTTCACAGAAACCATTGCGCCACGTGGGCAATTTTTGCTTGAAATACTTGTCATTGTCACGTTGAATAATGAAGATTTTTTCTTTCATTTTTGCCCTTTATTTGACTGTCTAAGATTCTATTATATACCCAAAACCATTTATTGTCAACCTTGGCAACCGCACATAAATATTGTCTATGAATAGAATACTAGTAGCCTTTGATTATTTCTCACCCACGTTTCCGTTGGTTAATAATCAAAATTTTAATAGACCATTGTCTGAATTAGAAATAGATAATGGTACTTATGAATTTTTTAATAAAGTTGGGGGTTATGATTGTGTCCCCACACTTACATTAAATGATAATGATTTATTTATTTATCCAATAAGAATAACTGTAGGGGTTAATGAATGGCCAATGAATCCCGAGATTGATATATTAGCTTCTACTTCAATATCACCCAATGTTTATAATAGTATATGCGGTAGAAATGGATATTTATTTTTAGATTTAGGTAATGAATGTGCTATTAATGATTCAATAATTTATACTATCCATAAATACGTTTACCTTAAAAAAATCCCACTTAACAAAGTAATATTACAAACCGGTAATACTAATGGTAAAGAACAATATAAAGATTATTGTTTTAGAAATGGTATAAATTTGGAAAAAGGTATGAATATAGCTTGTTTAGAATATTTTGAATGGATGTGTAGCCGACATATTTATGAGTATACAAATTCCAAAGAAAATGTTGCATTACCAAAAAATATAGATTTTACTAAAATACAAAAAACTTTTTTATGTTTAAATAGGGTGCATAGGTGGCAACGTGTTAATTTATTTTTATTATGGAATATACATAACTTAATGAATGATAGTTATTTTACCTTAAATAAACAATCCGGATTACCATCAGAAAATGTATTGCGAGATTTATTGGATAAAAAGTTAATTGAAAAATATGATATAACAGATTCTTATTTAGATTTTATAGAATCTACATTACCTTTAGAATTAGATGAATTTAAAGAATCCGCAGAAATGGCTTTATTATATGGGCCGCTTGATACGTATTATCAAAGTAGTTTAATAAGTGTTGTTACTGAAACTAATTTTATAACTTCGGATATTTTTAATACAGAAAAAATATTTAAACCAATGGTTCATAGACAACCATTTATTGTAATTGGTCCATATAAAACATTAGAAAATATTCGTAGTATGGGATATAAAACATTTAGTGATTTTTGGGATGAAAGCTACGATGATATTGAGGATCCAAATGAGAGATTAATTAAAATAGTAGAGTTATGTAAAGAAATTAATGAATGGGATATTACTAAGAAAAAGATTTTATTCTATAAATCAATGATTAATACCACACATAATTATGAGTTACTAAGTTCTTTTTATGCTACTAAAAAAATGCGTAGTAATTTTTGGCACGAGTTTAGGGATAAAAAGTTATTTCCTATTAGATAAATTGTTTTTCCATATAGCAATAGTTTTATCTAACCCATCATCTAAACTAACTATTGGCTTCCATCCAGTGATAGAAGTAATCAAATTATGATTACTGTTCAACCAATATATTTCACCCGGGCGATGAGGTTTTGTATTCCAATTGACAACCCCATTCCAATTTAATTTTTTAGCAATCTTATCAACGTAGTCTTTAATTTTGATTGGACTGTCAGGCCCAATAGTAAAGATTTTACCTTGAACTAAATCAGGATTCTCAATAACAGTAATCCAAGCTTTTAATAAATCATCAATGAATATAAAATTACGATAGGGTTCACCGTAACCCAAATTAATTTCATTAGGATTTTTAATCATTTGTGTAATAATTTGTTCTGTTACAAAGAAATCATTATCAATACGGCCATATGCATTAGTTTGTCTAATAGCTGTAAATGGTAGATTGTAGCAACGATGTGCATATTCTAAATATTTTTCACACGCATATTTTGCAACCGCATAAGGAGCATTTGGATTGGGTTGCGTGTTTTCATCAAATGCAACAAATGTGTCAGGGATATTTACAGATTTTACAATATCACTAATTGGTTGCCATCCATAGACTTCCATAGTGCTAGCAAAAACAAAATTCTTAAGATTTTTTACTTTTGCGGCACACTCAATCAAATTGACTGTTCCCACATAGTTAATTTCACTAAAGGTCAATTGTTCATAAAAACTTTGTTCTACTTCTGTACGGGCCGCTAAGTGTATAATAATATCTGGTGAGACCGAAGCTACTTCTTCCTGAACCTGTTTATGATTTAGTAAATCACTTTTCAAATGATATAATTCATTATTCTTTTCTAAAAGAGGTGTGATGTGTGATCCAATAAATCCTGAGCTTCCCGTCAATAATATTTTCATTCTGTTCCTTTAAGCATTAATCTGTTATTTAGTAAACAAATTTAGCCTATTGTGATATCTTCCATGCCAGCCGCTCTTAATCGAACAATATGACCTAACATAAAATTCTTTGATTCTAGGGCCTTAATTATACCCAACCACTTATTTCTTAGTAATGCTATTTCATTGATAAGTGTTTCAAAATCTACCACTTCATCTTCACCGTCAACATATTTTTCAGCATCACGACTTGTCAATGCTCTATTATATGCTTCTAAGTATTTTTGAAAATGTTTACGGCGAATCTGACGTAATTTAATATTGAGATAATTCAATACTGCTTCTATCTCTTGTAGTTGGTTAAAACGATGTTCAGTAACTCCTGGAATAGCGGCAATGTTCTTTTCAACATTGCCGTATACCTTTACCTCTTGTTTTGCAGATAATAATTCATTCTCATAATGAGAGATGAAATCGGGTATCACATTTAAATTTTGTGATACCCTTGTGTACCAATTTGACATTTAATCCCATTCTTCGTGGTCTTCGTCTTCATCATATTCTTCATACTCTTCGGCATCGTGTTGGTCAGTATAACCTTTCAATGCCTTAAGTACCTCTTTGTCATTCTTAAAAGAATCTTTAATGTCACTTGTTTCATAATTATTATCAATTAATAAATTAATCAACGTGTCAGCCGCATCACTACGGTCATTGAAATCAATATGAGTGCGTAGTGCATCCCATACTTCAGTAACAAAATTTAAACTCATACTGTATTTTCCTCCTCAGGTGTTACAGTACTTATCTTTGTTGTTGATTTTTGTCCATACTCAATCATAACTTTGTCTAAGCAACCGTCAGTATTTGCTTCCCAACCTTTACGAAACTTTTTAATGATTTCACCATCAAGTGTTGTATAGACTAAACTGTTACCTTCTTTCTTAACAAGTTCAGCCTTCTCAATCATATCTAATAATCCTGAGTAAGGGCTCATACCTGACTCATAAGGAATCTTAACTTGAACACTTTCGAATGGTTTTGCATAACGAGTTTTCATAATCTTACAGGCTGCACGAATACCCCGTACATCAGTAATTTTATTACCATCTTCATCTTCTTTTAGTTTCAGTTTCTTCATAGCAACAACGATACTTGATGCGTAAACGAAACCTTGACCACCTGATATTTTGTCATCTGGATCAAACATATCTTGACTAGCATATGTGTGATTAGTGGCAACTAAGCCAATACCCAATGAACCAAACATATTAACGCAGTTACGAACAAGTGCTGTTAGTGCCTTAGGCTTACGACCCATGTCACCTTTCATATCACCTGCTTCAAACTGATTAACGTCTGTGGGAGTTAATAACATACCCAATGAATCAACTACAAACAATACCTTAGGACGATCTGTTTCCGGTAGTGTCTTATAATCTTTAACGAACATAGAAATAGTTTTTCCTACTTCATCAATCATTGCCATGTTTAGTTTTAATAGTTTATTTTCTTCGGTAGATACACCGAGTGCGTGTAACCAAGCTTCGTCAAGGGCATTTTCTGAGTCAATTAAGACTACAAAGATTCCTTGTTCTTGTGCGTGTCTAACAAGGTTTCCTGAGCAAATGAACGATTTCCCGGCGCCTGACTCTCCGGCAAAGACAGTAACTTTACCAAGAGGTACGCCTTTATTAAAGTCGCCGCTAATGAGATAATTGAGAGCATAATTTCCTGTCGAGATCCAATCAGTAGGATCGTTAAAT